CCACACAACAAATTACTAGCACACCAGATCCATCTTTAGCTCAAACAGCATTAGGAACTGGAGCAACGCTTGCAGGTATCTATAGAGGTTTTGGACTAGGGGGCTAATGAAAACATTAAAAAGACCCATGTTTAGAAAAGGTGGTAACGTCGGTACAGGCGTTATGACTGGTATTGTGGATAGAGGTAACTATGCAAATGGATCTGATGGTTTAAATTTAAAACTTAATGAAGAAGATATACAAGGACAAGTGAATTTGTATAGAGGTGGTCAACGAGACAAGGGTGAAGCTTTAACAGACTTCTTATTACAATTTGGACCAAATTTATTAGCAGCAACACCTAAAGGTAAAGGAGTTAAAGGTTTATTAGCAACAGCAGGTGAAGCAGCTAAAGGTCCTATAAAAGATATGATTGGAGCCAAGAGAGCACAAAGAAGTGAAGATCTTGCATTAAGAGCTAAAGCTATTGACGCATTAGGTCAGGATGATCTTAAAAAAATAAGAGCACAAGCTCAAATAGTCATAGGTCCAAAATTAGAAAATGAAAGTGTAGAAGATTACACTAACAGATTAGAGAATAAAATGTCCGAATACATTGAATCTAGTTACGCTAAGTCACCATTCTTAAAAACAGATTCACCAGAAGAAAAAGTATTTAGTTATGCAGAGACTATGGTTAAATCAGGAGACATGAAAGACATGCCTACCGCTAAGAATAGATCAAACTTTGAATTAAATGATTATGATAGATTAAAAACTGCTAAAGTAAATATACAATTACCAAGAGCTAATAAATTATTTCGAAAAGGTAATCTTAAAAAAGGTGTTAACCCAGGTGTTTATTACGATGACATAACAGATACTTACACTAGAGTTGGTGTAACTGAAAACGGAACTCCATTCATAGAACAATCTAACATTACATTTGAAGAACTAATACAAAACTAGGAGGCTAAATGGCATACGATACAGATTTCGATCCAGAAGGCTTCATGGGTTTAGGTGATGAGGAATTAGGTAATGAAAGAAATGCTTTTAGTGCAGCACTAGCAGGTGTAGCATCAGGTATAATAAAAGTACCTGAAGGTGTAGTTTCATTAGGAGCAGAGTTAATTGACCTAGGTGCAGATACAAATCTTGCAGCAGACGTTGAAGTATTTTTTGATAAGATCAATCCATTTGAAGAGATAGCACAAGAAAAAGCAGCAGGTAGATTAGTTGAAGCGTTAGTACAGATTGGTGTACCAGGAGCTATTGGTTTTAATGTTGCACGTAAGATGGCAACAAAAGCTTTACAAGGTAAAAAAGCTAATAAGTATTTAGATCTTAAAAGACCAGATTTAATTAAAGGTGCAACCAAAGCAGATGAATTAAATAAGTCAGCTAAAAAATTAAGATTTGCAGCCGCAGTTAGTGGCGGAGCAGCGGGGGAAACGCTAGTAGCAAACGTTGAAGATATAGGAAGTATCGGAGATGTATTAGGAGGACCAACAGATTTAGATGATGAAGCTTTAGCGGATCCATCAAAAGATGCTGGTAGAAAGTTATTAAACAGAGTTAAGTTTGGTGGAGAGTCTTTGTTTATTACACCTATTGTTTATGGTGTAGGCAGAGGTATTAAAGAAGCTGCTACTATGGGTAAGAATATTGAGTTTAGTAATTCAAAACTAAGTAGATTTTTTAATAGTATATTTAGTGCAGTGAGAGCAAGAGGTGCCAAACCACAAAAAATATTTGAAGAAAAGATGGCTGAAAAAGGAGCCACTATGGCTGACACTAATGAAGCTATGAAACTTGTTAAAGAAATAGACAAGCCATTAAATAAAATGTTTCCAACTGTAAAAACTATTTTTAATCAATCTACAGGTAAAGAAAAAGCAGAGATACTTGAAACTATTAACGATGCTATGTTCTCTGGTGATCTAACTAAAGGTATCAAGGACGATATAGTAGTTGATCTTACAGAAAAATTAAAAACAAAAGGATTAAAAAGACCAGAGATTAACCAATTGTTTGGTACACTAGGTAAAGCAAGAAATGCTTTTACCACTCTTATTTCAACAGCTACTAAGCTGGGTGGTGATATGACAAATGTTACACCTTTGAAATCAATTATGGGTCAAAGAGTAAAAGATTATTTAGGTGGTACATACAGAATATTTGAGGAAAAACCTGTATTACCATTTGTTAGATATACACCAACCAGTGAAGCTTATAAAAATGCTAGAGATTTATTTGTAAGATACGCAGCTAGATCTGGTAAACCTTTTGAGAGTGTTAATCAAGTAGATGAACAATTAAATAGATTAATAGATACTGCACTTGCAGCTAAAAAACCAAACGAATTACCATTTTTTAAATACACATCTAAAACTGCAGAAAATGATGATGGCTTAACTAAAAAATTTTTTAAACAAGTATTGGTAAAAGATGCTGAAGGTAAAATATTAACAGGTAAAAGAAGAACCTCAGCTTTAAGAGGAGCTGGTAGAAAAGGTGATATTATAGAACCTATTGGTAAAGGTAGTAAAATATTTAGAGAATTTTTTGGTGAAATGTCTGACCCTAGATTTTCATTATACAATGGTATGACAAGACTATCTTCTGTTGCTAGAAAAAATCAAATGTTTCAAAGATTAGATGATCAAGATTATTTTAGAAAACAAGCTGTAAAAGAAATAGAACAAGCTGGAGGAACCGTTGCACCAGGAACCAAAGGTTTTTTCTTTGGAACTAGGAACGCAGCAGAAAATGCATTACCTAATCAAGAGATTGTAAAACTAGATGACTATGTAGCAAACGCATTTAAAGATGATTATGCAATCAATCCTTTAGCAGGTAAATATACAACAAGAGCTATTGCTGATGGACTATCTGAGAGTGGTAAAATTTTAAAATTTTTATTTGAACCAAGAAAAGATGCAACAGGCGTCGAGAAACTAGCAACATGGGGCTATCGTAATTTAATTTTATTTCCAAAAGCTGCATCGCAGGTGGCTAAAACAATTCTTGCACCGGTAACTCACTTTAGAAATATATTTTCTGCAACAGGATTTTCTGCAGCTAATGGTATCTTTTTTGAAAACCCTGCGATAGTTGCTAAAGCTTTTAATGAAGCGTTAAAAACAACAGATGTAGGAACGGGTATTAAAAAATTTGCATCTAAATATACACCTTACAAATACAGCGAACAAGATTTTCAAGAAGCATATAGAAAGTTTTTAAGATTAGGTGTCGTTAATTCACAAACAAACGTAAACGATTTTAGAAATATATTAGGAGATCTAGGCTATGGTGGTAATTTAAATTTAGAAAAACCATTAGAGTCTATGGGTAGAAAACTTTTAGGTTCAGCTGGACGTGGAGCTAAAGCTATCATGAAAGGTGCTGAAGATTTATACACAGCTGAGGACGATATGTTTAAAATAGCTAACTATGCTGTTGAAAGATATAGATTAAAAAATGCATATATTAAAGCTGGTAGAGAATTTACAGAAGAGATGTTAGATAATGAAGCAGCGGATATTGTAAGAAACACAGTTCCAAACTATGCTTATGTATCTGATACTGTTAGAGCATTGAGACGTCTACCTCTTGGTACCTTCATGTCTTTTCCGTCTGAGATATTAAGAACAACAACCAACATTGGTCAAAGAGCTATTAGAGAAATAAAAGATCCAGCGTTAAGAAACATTGGTATTAAAAGATTACTAGGTATGACAACTGTATTAGCTGCAGCCCCTTATGGAATACAAAAAGGTTTTCAATCTTTATACGATGTTACCAACGAAGAACTTGAAGCTATTAAAAGATACTTACCTAAATGGTCAGAAAACTCAACTATCTTACCTATTAGAGATGAAGAAACAGGTGAACTAAAATACATTGATTTCAGTCATGGTAATGCATATGACATAGCTATTAGACCATTACAAACTTTATTAAATAATATTCAAAATGGAATTGAAGATGAAGAAGTTTTAATGCAAGGTTTATTAGAAGGTATGGCTAAATCTGCCGGTGAACTTGCATCACCATTTATATCTGAATCTATTTACACAGAAGCATTAACAGATTTAACATTAAGAAATGGTGTAACAGATGATGGTAGAGCATTATGGAATGATAATACTCCAGGTGGTGATAAAATTAAAATTGGTATTGATCATCTTGCAGAATCAATGTTACCTTTTTCATATCCACAGTTAACAAGATTATATCAAGCAGCCATGGATAAACCATCACGTCGTGGTGAGTTTTTTGAATTACCAGATGAACTTTTAGGTTTTGCTGGATATAGAGCTGTTAAGTTAGATCCTGTTAGATCAATGGGTTTTAAAATTGCTCAATATCAAAGAGGACTTAGAGAAGCTAGAGGTTTATTTACAGGTGGTGCAGATTCCTTATTAGCTGGAGGACCTAAAACTCCTGTAGAAGTTATTGATAAATTTATTAAAGCAAACGAAGCAAGATTTAATGTGCAAAAAAATATGTTAAAAAATCTTGAAGCTGCAGACATACTAGGTGCAGATGAAGATGATATATTCAAAGAGTTTAGAGATAGACAATTAAGAGGAGATTACAGAGATCTAACAAATGATAAATTTGACCCTTATTATCCATCAAGAAATATTAAAAAAGAATTTGAAGAAATTGCAGAAAGAATTGGAGAAGAGAATCCATTTGAAGAAGTAGAAGATATACTGTTAGATATTAGAGATGACTTAAGAGATTTATCTTTTCAAGATCAATTTGATATTGATATTACAGACTACATAACTGACGATATGTTTTCTGATGCAGGTATAATAACACCACCTTTACCAGGTGCAGTAACTTCAGCTATGCCTAACCCACAAGTAATACAAACAGCTCAAGCTAACCTAGGTAATGTGCCAAATAATGGAGGATTGACCTCAGTAGAGAATGCCTTATTATCTGAAGAAGAAAAACAAATAAGATTAAGACAACGTGGAATGATTACATAATGCCAAACGGAGATAAACTTAAACCCAAAAATACAAGAGAGCATTTGCTTTCTATATATGGATATATTACAGGATTAAAAAAAGATGTTAAACATATGCACGAAGGTATTCACGATTTGGGCGGTAAGATAGATAAGATCTATTGGGTGTTATTGGGTACTGTTGGGGCAGTATCACTTCTGCTGTTGGAGAAAGCTTTAGATAAAGGATTATTTTAAATCCAAGCTTTTAAATCTTCGCCCATAATTTGAGTGGCGATATTTACTTTATCACGTAAAGCTTTGACTATTTTTGTATCAACTGTTTCTTCAGTTATAATATCTATATAAGTCATTGGATATTCTTGTCCGATACGATCTATTCTAGCCTCTGATTGTAATCTTTTTTCAAGATCATAACCATTTGAAAAATAAACCATTGTGCTAGCAGCAGTTAATGTGATACCATAACCGCCGGTTTGAGTAGTGCCTACAAAAAATCTACACTTGTCATCTTCTTGAAACTTCTTTATATTATTTTGCCTTTCTTCTTGTGGTGTTAAACCATAATAGTCTACAACAATATCATTACGTTCATACTTTTTTCTAATCGCTTTTAAAATTGTATCTACATCTTTTTGATAATTAGACCATATAACTACTTTACCTTCTACTTCAGATAATATTTCCATTAGTTCTGTTATTCTATGATTAGGTATGTCTTGTATTGAACCATCATCAGCAGTGAAATGACCACAAGTAATTTGATGAAGTCTCATTAACTGTACCATAACATTATTAGTAGTTAATGCTTTACCCTCTAACTCAGCCATCGCATATTTTTTCATAGCTTTATAAACTTTTTCTTGTTGAGGTGTCATTGTTATTTGACGTTTCATAAATGTTTTAGGTGGTAGATCTAAACAATCATCTTTTAAAACACGCATTGAAAAAGGTTCAATTAATCTCGATAGTTCTCCAAGATTTCTGTGACCAACCACTACATTTACACTACGATTTCCAAGATTAATAGATTTCATAACAGAGTATCTAGCCCTAAAATCATAATAAGAATCTGTTTTTAAGAGCCAGGAACCAAGAAACTCACATTGACTATATAAATCTAATGGTGAATTAGTTACAGGGGATCCGGTTAATATTCTTCTGTATTTAGCAAGATGTTTTAATTTTAAAATATTTTTAGTTCTATTAGCAGTAGGTGTTTTAATACTTGTTGATTCATCTATAGCCATCAAAGCATTGTGTGAATTTAAAAATCTACGTGCAAATTCTTTACCAAAGTCATATGAAAAAGCTTCTACATTCATAATTAGGATATGAAATTCTGTACCTGTTTGAAATAAAGTATTTAATTTTTTAGTTTGTTCATGAGTTTTATCTGAGGATTTCCATAAAACTATTTTTTTATTAATATAGTCAGGTAAGTGAGTTGGTATTTCAGACTCATACCAATTTTTATATACACCTTTAGGTGCTATTAATAATAATCCATTGATCTTACCTTGATTGTAAAGCATCGCTGCATTATCAATTAATACTTTAGATTTACCTGTACCCATCTCCATAAAATATGCAAAATATTCTCGTTCCCAAGAAACTTCTAAAGCTTTACGTTGATGAGCATATGGCTCAGTTTTGAATTTATAGTTTAACATTTACTTATCTTTCTAAAAATGTATATAATACTTTGAAAGAAAAAAGTCAATGGATATAAAAGAATATAAAACTATGATGGATCAAATCACCAAAAAAGATCCTAAAGTATATTTAGTACAAGAAATACCTGTATGGAGAGAACATGAAAATCCAGAAAAAGCTGGTAAACCTAAAGTAGATATTACCCCTGCATTAAAATATGGCGAAATTAAGATTATGTTTCCACGTTTAAAACAAATGCAATTTTCACCAGGGCCAATGGTGATGGAAATAAAAAACTCATTAAAAGATTTTACAAGTGATGATTATCTATTATTGTATGGTGACCCTGCAATAATTGGTGTGGTCTGTGCAGTAGTTTCTGATATCACTAATGGTAAATTTAAATTGTTAAAATTTGATAGAAGACAATTTACTTATTATCCAATTGAATTAAATATTTTTCAAAAATAGTTGACAACAAAATTTATATCTTTATATAGGATAGTGCAAATACAAATTTAAACTATTAAACTATTAAGGAGTAACATGACGATCAATCTTAGAGCTGATGCGCCTAGTCAGGTGGAACAGACAAATCCAGAAAAACTTTCTGAAGAAATAAAAAAACTTCAAGACATCCAACAAGAAATACAAAATTATAAAGATAGAATTAAAGATCTAGAAGAAAACGAAAGCTATTTATCTGAAGTAGTAATTCCAGATATGATGCTTGCCATGAATCTCAAAACAATGAAATTAAGAGATGGGTCAGAGTTAGAAATAGATAATAAATTTTTTGCTACTGCACTTGCACCAAAAAGAGCAGAGGCATATCAATGGCTTCGAGAGAACGGACTAGGCAACATTGTGAAAAATGAAATCACAGTGAGGTTTGGAAAGGACGAAGATAACAAGGCGCAGCAATATGCTACCCTTGCAAGAGGACAAGGCTATGAACCGGAACAAAAAGTTTCTGTTAATGCCGGAACCCTTAGAGTTGCTTTGAGGGATCTCCACGAACGTGGTGGTCAGATACCCTCAGAGTATTTCAGTACATTTGCTGGATATCGAACTAAGATAACTGGTAAATCTAAATCAACAGACTAATAGACTAACAAAGGAGAATCTATGGAAAGTCAAGTAGCAAAGAAAGCTAATGCAGGTGCATTAGCAACAATAAATCTCAGAGCAGATTCTGGTAAAGGAGCTGAAGAGATTAGTTCAGAGGATGTGTCAACACCGATTCTGAAAATCTTACATCAGCTATCACCTGAGTGTAATGAGAGAGATGCCAAGCATGTAGAAGGAGCTAAACCTGGTATGATTTATGCATCAGGGTTTAGTAAACTTATAAGTGGAGAAGAGGGATTAGATGTAATAATCGCTCACGCACAGACTAGGTATCCTGAATGGCAGGAGAGAGGCGATAGTGCTTCAGCTCCAGTAGGAACTCATTTAGAGATTCCAGCCGATGCTGTGGAAGAAAAAAATGGAAGATACAGATTACCTAATGGTAATTATGTTGAGAAGACTGCATACTTCTATGTACTAGCAATGGTAGATGGTGAATTAAAACCTGCAGTAATCCCAATGAGATCTTCTAATTTATCTCCAGCGAGGGAATTAAATAACCTCATCAAGAATCTTAGATTCACAGATGATCAAGGTTCATTTAATCCTGCAAGTTATTCTGCTGTGTATAAGTTAAACACAATCGGAAGAGTAGCAGGAAGTAAAAGCTGGCATGTCTACAAACCATCAAGAGTAAGAAATCTTGATGTTGCTAATAAAGATGATGCATCTATGTATGAGATAGCAGCACAACTTCAGAAATCCGTTTCTAAAGGTGTAGCTAAACCTAAATATGATGCTGGTCAACAAAAGCAAGACATAGTATAATAAAGTGTTATAACAACGGCGCTGAAGGGAGACTGGAAGCGCCGTATAAATTATGAAAGAATTTAGAAAATATTTTGGTGGATTAGAAAGAGACTTTGGTTTTTGTAATGTTAACAATGGTTATCATGATCCACAAACAAACAAATTAAAATTTGATCCAGGCGATTATGGTTGGTCTAAAAGAAATATATCTGATCAAGATTATCAAGATCATTTAGATGGCAAACGTGCAATAGGTATACAAGCATGTGATGATAATGGTATGGCTAGTTTTGGTGCAATCGATATTGATCCATCTGATTATTCTAGCTTTGATATTCATCATTACCTAAAAGTAATTGAAGACAAAGATTTACCTGTTATTCCAATTAAGTCAAAAAGTAATGGACTTCACATATATGTATTTACAGCAGAGAAAGTACCTGCAACTTTAATTAGAGAATTTTTACAAAACTTATTATTTTTATTTGGACTATCATCTAAGACAGAAATATTTCCAAAACAAACACAGTTGGGTATGAACCAAGATAATGTTAGAACTTCTGGATCATTTATTAACTTACCTTATTTTAAAAAGACAGAACGTAAAGCGTTGTTACCAGACGGAAAAGAATTAGAGTTTGAAGATTTTATCAATGTAGTAAAAGATAATTTACAAACAAAAGAATCATTAAAAGAAGTATCAAATAAAAAAGTAAAAGAAATATTAACCGGTGGCCCTGATGATTTATTGGATGGTCCTCCATGTTTACAGATGATATGTAAACAGGTTCAGGAATCAGGAAACAAACTAAAAGATGAACGAGATAGATTTTTATTTAACTACATGGTGTTTGTTAAAAAGAAACACAAAGATGATTGGAAGAAAAAATTAATACAAGCCGCAAGAGATTTTATTCAATATGATGACACATGGGGTGATGCTAAAGTAAATGAAAAAATAAAAAGTTGGGACAAAGACACAGCTGGTCATACTTGCCATGACTTACCTATTTCTTCTTATTGTGCAAAAGGAACTTGTTTACGTAGAAAGTTTGGTATTGGAAGTCATAAAGAAAGTAGTTGGCCTCAAATATCAGGATTAATTAAAATAGATTATAAACCTGACCCTGAATATTTTTTTAATGTAGAACTATCTGATAGTAAGGTAGTTCAAATACATGCTAAACATATAAAAAAGATAGCAGAAATGAAAGAGATGAGAGCGCTTATAGCAGACCAAACATCTATATTTCCTCCCATCATTAAGAATAATGAATATCAGCCTATCCTGGACGCTCTATGGGCCACTAAAGAGGATATTAAACCACCTGCAGGTACTAATCCAATTGAGATGTTAAAGAAATATTTAGAAGATTATGTCAATGGACCAGAAGCTACTACCTTTGCTTCTTTTAAAAGTGGAGCTGTACTAAAAGATGAAGAGTATTATTACTTTGACTATGATAAATTTTATGAAGAGATTAAAAGAAATGAGTGGACAAAAGACAGACCTAGAACTGCAACTTTAATAAAGAGTCATTTCAAAGCTGAATTTGGATTTCAAAAAAGATTTCCAAAAGGAGAGAATGAAAAATCATTTCCACCGGTCAGGTGTATAAGAATGCCTGCAGATGATTTGATGAAAGAAGAAATACCGGAAGAAAAAATAACAATAGAAGATAAGGAGAATATAGTATGACAAAAAAACTACCCAGTGTATTTGTATGTATGCCTACATACGATACTATGCAGGTATCAACATGTTTATCATTAGTAAAATTATTTGATAAATTTACTCAAGCTAAAATTAAAACTGATTTAAGTACATTTAAATGTCCTTATGTAGCGTATGGAAGAAATATTTTAACCGCTTTGTTTTTAGAATCAGGTTATGACTATCAATTATTTATAGATTCTGATGTAGAGTTTGATCCAAAAGTTGTAGGACGAATGTTGGTAGCAGAGAAAGATATGATCTGCACTCCATATAGAAAGAAAACACAAGACAACTCAGTAAAATATTCTGTAGCATTTAAAGATCCTACTGACATTAAAATAGATAACAAGGGTTTAACAGAAATAACTGTAGGACCTGCAGGATTAACTTTAGTACATAGAAGAGTTTATGAAAAACTTATGAAAGATCATCCACATTTAAAAATAAAACAAAAAGAAATTATATCTGATAAGGCAAACTCATATTTTTATAATTTTTGGGATACAGTGTTTGATCAAAAATCTGGTTATTGGTGGGGAGAAGATACACATTTTTCTAATCTTGTAACACAAGCAGGTTTTAAATTTTATGCTGTAGTTGATGGAGAAACAACACATCATGGAAACTTTGGATTCACAGGAACTTTACTAGATACTTTTAAAAGAACTGATGAAAAAGCCAATTAAAATATATGGGCCTCCTGGTACAGGTAAAACTTTTAGATTAATTCGTAGAGTTAATGCTTATGTAAGAACAGGTACACCTTATCACAAAATAGGTTACTTTGCTTTTACAAAAAAAGCTGCAAAAGAAGCTAGAGAAAGAATAGGTGTAGATGAAAAACAAGTTCCATATTTTCAAACACTTCATGCATTTTGTTTTCATTTATTAAACTTAAATGAAAGTGATATTATGCAACCACATCATTATGAAGCTTTAGGTAAAAAATTAAATATAAGAGTAAACTTTAATGATAAATATAATGAAGAACAAACACACTTCTTAACTTGTAATAATCCTTATTTTCAAATGATACAAAAATCTATTAACAAAGATATACCTTTACGAGAAGAATTTAATCTTAATGAACATGATAGAAAAGATATAAATAGTTGGGATACGTTAAATCATATTTATGTAAACTTACAGGAATACAAAACAAAAATGCATTTACTAGATTTTAATGATCTTGTTAAGAAAGTTATAAACTCAGAAAAATTTCCTAAGTTAAAAGCTATTTTTATAGATGAAGCACAAGACTTATCTCCATTACAATGGCAACTATATGATAAGCTAAAAGAAAATTGTGATGATATATATTTAGCGGGTGATGACGATCAAGCTATATTCGCTTGGGCAGGTGCTGATGTTAATAGATTTATAAAAGAGCCTGCAAATGAACGAGTTTTAAGGTATTCTAGAAGGGTATCAAGAGCTGTACAAGAACAGTCTCAAATAGCAGTGAGTAAGATAGCAGGCATCAGGAAACATAAAGAATACCTGCCACGGGCGCAAGAGGGTTTTGCGTCTCACATCAATAATTTAGGACAAATAGATCTTACAAAAGGTAAATGGTTAATCTTGACAAGAACTAAAAGCAATTTGTTAGACATAATGAAAGAACTTAAAAGTAAAAATATTTACTATCAAAGTAACAAAGGTAAAAGTTTTAATGTAGGCATTTATAATGGAGCGATGGCTTATACTAAATGGATAAGAGAAGGTAAGTTAGAAGAAAAAGAAATTAATGATGTCAAAGAATATATTCCTAGTGGGAATTGGAATCCTGAAAAAAATTGGTATGATATATTTGTAGCTGATCAAAAAGAAATACTTTATATTCGAAATATAATTTCTGGAGGTGAAAAACTTTCTGAAAATGCAAGAGTGTGGGTATCTACAATTCATGCAGCTAAAGGTGGAGAAGAAGATAATGTAATACTTTCTTTACATCAAGGAAGTAAAGTACAAAAAAGTATTCGTCTAAGTGTTGACAAACAAGATGAAGAGCATAGAGTGTGGTATGTGGGGATCACAAGAGCAAGAAATAATCTATATAAACTGAAATCAAAAAAGAAAATAAAGGAGTATCAACTATGACACATAAAGATATATTTGAGGAAACATTTCCTCAATACACCCAAATAGGTGGGAATCACTACACTAAGTTTCCCATTCAACCTTACGAATTCATTTCTAAAAATGATCTTTCGTTTTTCCAAGGCAATGTTATTAAATATGTTTGCAGGTATCAACGAAAAGGAGGAGTAGAAGATCTTAAAAAAATTGTACACTACTGTCAATTAGAAATGTTAAAAATAAATGATATGAAAAAGAAAAAATAATGAATTGCTGGCATTGTCAAACAGAATTAATTTGGGGTGGAGATCACGACACGGAAGATAATGAAGACTATGATATTGTAAGTAATTTATCTTGTCCAAATTGTCATTCAGCTGTTGATGTTTGGCATCCATCTGAAAAATTAATAAAAGAATATAAAGATTATAAGGAGAAAAAGTAATGCCTAACAGAAATTTTAAAGCAAAAAATATTACTGTAAATAAACACAAATTTCGTTTGGAAATTTATAATAGTTTACTTGATTGGGAAATATTTCCTCATACTTATGATGCATCTTTGTATGCATTTAGTAATAAACATAAATTAAATAATTTAGTAAAAAAGAAATACGTATTAGAAAAATGAAGATACCTAAATACTTAACACAAACTGAATGGGTACAGCCCAGTGAATATCCTGATCTAAGAGATTATGATGAGATTGCAATCGACTTAGAAACAAGAGATCCTGATTTAAAATCAAAAGGATCAGGTGCGGTTACAGGTAATGGTGAAGTTGTTGGTATTGCTGTGGCTACATTTAATGACAAATGGTATTTTCCTATCGCACATGGTGAAGGACCTAACATGGATAGAAAGAGAACTTTAGAATGGTTTAAAGATATTTGTGAGTGTCCAGCTACAAAAATATTTCATAACGCAATGTATGACGTATGTTGGATACGTAATTTAGGTATAAAAATCAATGGTTTAATCGTAGATACAATGATTGCGTGTTCTGTTTTAGATGAAAATAGATTTGCATATACATTAAATGCTTTGTCATGGTTTTATCTTAACGAAGGTAAAAATGAGAAAGCTTTGAACGAAGCTGCAAAATCTAGAGGACTAGATCCAAAAGCAGATATGTGGAAATTACCTGCGAGTGAAGTAGGAGCTTATGCTGAAAAAGATGCTGAACTAACTTTTAAACTTTGGCAGTATGTAAAAAAATTATTAAGAGATGAAGATTGTGAAGACATATTTAATCTAGAGACTGATCTTTTTCCTTGTTTAGTTGATATGCGCTTCCTAGGGGTTCGGGTAGACGTGACAAGAGCCAATCAATTAAAAAAAGAATTAACAACACAAGAAGAACGATTGATACACAAAATAAAAATAGAAACAGGAGTAGAAACTCAAATATGGGCTGCGCGTAGCATTCAAAAAGTTTTCGAACATTTAAAATTACCTTTTGAAAAAACAGAAAAAACTGGTGCACCTTCATTTACAAAAAATTTTCTTTCTAATCATGAGCATCCTATAATTCAAATGATAGCAGAAGCTCGAAAAATAAACAAGGTTAATACAACATTTATTGATACAATTTTAAGACATGAACATAAAGGTAGAATTCATGCGGAAATAAATCAAATTAGATCTGATGATGGTGGTACAGTTACAGGTAGATTTAGTTATTCTAACCCTAACCTACAACAAATTCCAGCTAAAGATCCAAACACAGGTCCACTAATAAGAAGTTTATTTTTACCTGAAGAAGGTTGTAAGTGGGGAACATTTGATTATTCTCAACAGGAACCAAGATTAGTTACAGAGTATGCATTAAGATTTGGTTTAGCCTCCGTTAATAAAATTGCTGATGCATACGACAGTGATCCAAAAGCAGACTTTCACCAAACTGTTGCAGACATGGCAAAGATTCCAAGAAGTCAGGCTAAGGTAATTAACCTTGGTTTGTTTTATGGTATGGGTAAAGCTAAATTAGAAGCAGAGTTAGGTGTATCTAAAGACAAAGCTAAAGAATTATTTGACACCTATCATGCTAAAGTTCCTTTTGTAAAACAATTAACAAATCAGTTAATGAGCGCTGCTCAAAAACAAGGTAAGATAAAAACTATTTTAAATAGAAAATGTAGATTTCCAAAATACGAACCCATACTAAAAGGTAATGACTGGGGTAGATTTGTACCTGCACAAGATAAAGAAAGAATGTTAGAGCTTCAAGCGATGGGACCACACGAATTAGATGAGGATGGAAACATTATTAAAGACAAAGATGGTAACCCTAAAAAAAATTACTGGCATGAAAATGGTCATCGTAGAGCCTTTACTTACAAAGCATTAAACAAATTAATTCAAGGTAGTGCAGCTGACATGACAAAAAAAGCTATGATAGAACTTTATAAAGAAGGTATTACACCGCATATACAGATACATGATGAACTTGATATATCTGTAATAAATGATTTAGAAGCTGCAAAAATAAAAGATATAATGGAACATGCAGTTGACTTACAAATTCCCAATAAGGTTGACTATGAATCTGGACCAAATTGGGGTAACATAAAATGATAAATTATGGCTTACTTAAATGCAAATATTCCTGTACAATACGCACAAATAAAAAAGGAGTATTTATATGACCTTAGAAAACATAAAGGAGAAGTTGAAGATTGTATTATCTTTGGTATTACCTCCCTTACTGGCCGTGCTATCTTATTTCATGCACTTATGGAAAATGGCGCTGTCTTTTATCGTCTCCCGATTAGCGCCTTCATACAAAGAGGTTTTGACAGAGAGAAAGTTCCTGAACGCAGACTTGATGAGTTGGAGCTTTGGAATAGTTTTAGTTATTATCCTGCTATTACTACTTGGGATATTCTAAGCACAACTGCTGGCAAATACATAGGTAAAGATAAAAAATGGCATCATGGTAAGTATTTATTTACCATTGACTGGGGACACCCCGATGGTAATATACTTGACTCTGATCATTCAGAAATACCACACGAACATAAGTGTGCTCACATAATAGCCTTAGATGATGGCAATTATGCAGCCCAACCTAACAACAGATGTATTTGGGATCTGCCTTCTTTCACAGTAAAGGACAACATACCTGACTGGAAAGTACAGACTAACGAGTGGAATGTAGAGGATACTGGTAAATGGAAGACAGAAGATACCGATAAGTTTTTCTACGAAATAGAGGAGAAGAAACATGATTAAACAACCACAAGCAAAGATGTGTGATTTATGCGGACACAAAATAAGTCATCACGTTCACGAAGGTATTAACAAATGTGCTCACTGTGATTGCAGTTTGAGTCAGGCACCAGGAAACAAATGGTGGGAAAAAATTATTAGTTGGTTAACGTAATGATAGAGGTGGCCAGGAATGAACTATTATTTTACAGGTGCACTGATTATAGCTTTTGTATTAATAGCTCTTTTTCTACAACCAGGATACATACCTAAATGATTGAAGAATTAAAAAATAAAATAAATTTATTGCAAAAAGAAAAAATTGAAATGCAAAAAATAGGAGAACTTCCTCACGATACAATAAGACGATTAAAGGAAGAAATAGAACTATTAACTAAATACAATAATGAGTTAATCAAAAAAATAAATGAGTAACAAACCGTTAAACATCGGAGAAGACGCTAAGGTTGCAATGCCTATGAAAACGGTTGCATCGTTGATTATACTCGTTGCAATGGGAGTCTTCGCTTATACAGAGCTGACGGCAAGGTTAGTATCGTTAGAGACATCAAGAGAATTATTTCAAAATGATTTACTTAAAAAATCTGAACAGGTCCCCGTAGATCAGGAACAGATATTTTTAATCGAGGATTTGTATAAATCCGTGGAGAAGATGGAACAGACTCAAGAAATGAACATGACTAACAAAGTTAATATAGAATTTTTAAGAGAACAATTAGATAAAGCATTAGTCGATATTGAAGACTTAAAAGATAAAGTTAGAGCAAACGGTAATGGAGGTCATTAATGACAGAGTTGGCTATAGCATTACTTATGATAATTAACGGAGAAATTAAAGAGGCACGTATCCAACCCTCAATGTCAGATTGTTTGAAGGGTAAGCGAGTTGCAAAACGTCAAGCCAAATCGCACGTGAAGTATCAATGTATAAAGTCGATGGTTGAGCTTGAAAAAAATATTGATGGATCTTTTTCTATAAAAAAGTTAATATTAGAGTAATGGAATTATCAAGAAACTTCTCTCTTCAGGAGCTTATTAAATCTGATACTGCTATTAGGTTGGATATCAATAACAATCCAAACTCAGGTCAGATAGAAAAATTAAAAGCACTTTGTGAAAATATTTTACAGCCGGTACGTGATCACTTTGGCAGAGTTAAGGTGACTAGCGGTTTTCGTAGCGAGCAGCTGTGCCTAAAAATAGGTAGCTCAGTCAACAGCCAGCATGCAAAAGCTGAGGCCGCCGATTTCGAATGTATGGGAACCGACAATGCTGAATTAGCTGATTGGATTTATGCAAACCTTCCGTATGATCAATTAATCCTCGAGTTCTACACTCCTGGCGAACCCAACTCGGGATGGATACATTGTAGTTACACTACAGATAAACCTAGAAAACAATTTTTATGGGCGTATAAATCAGAGGGTAAGACTAAATACAAACCTGTAATTGGAAAGGCAAGAGATCTTGTCTAATAAATTTAAAACATTTAATAATATAGATACCGTTCATGGTATTTGTGAAGAGTGTCAAGAAGATACTATATTAGTTGCAATTGTTACTGATTATTATAGATGTACTAACTGTGGATCAGATACTAGGCAACATATAAATGGTAGTATAAGATATATGAAATTAAGTGAAAGTGATAAAAAATATATAAAAGCAAATGGCTAAACAAAAATTTACGCATTTCATACCAAGAGCTAAACCTAAGAAACGTCCTCGACGTCATAAGAAAAATTTAAATAAACATGAAGCACGCGATTTTAAAAAGTACAACCGTCAAGGCAGACGAGCTAGCTAAACAATATAATAAAACTAAAGATCCTTCTCTTCGGGAGGAGTGGTATCGTTTGGTTCGCTCTCTTGATAATTTTGAACCTTCTTACACTGAAATCTCGGATAAAGTTCTAAAGACTCCACGACGTTAGCTGAAAAGGTTTTACCATCAAATAACACAGCATAAGATCCCTCTATTCCTTTTTGAGTACACCCATAATGTGTATTATATAAACGTTTATAATCATGTTTTAATGGTGGTACTTCTCCACATTGCTGTGTTACTACCGAACAAATGTATATTGTTAAAAAAAATTTCATTGACAACCTTGTAATTAAATATAATAATCCTATATGATTATATATAAATCGAAAGGATATACTAATGACTGATATAAGTAAATACAAAAGTCTCGCAGTGTCACATGATTGCTACGAGAAAATAGGAAAGATAGCCAAGAGTTTGGCACCAGGGGTCACTCTAAGTAGAGCGCAAACTGTAAAGATAATAGTTGATGAGAAAGCTAAGAAATTAAATGGAAAACTTAAAACTAAAAGCGCTTGATATAGCAGGTGAGACAAGAGATCCTGTCAAATCTTTATGGAGAAACGTATTAATCGTTGCTCTTGAAGACGCAATAGGTAGAGGTTTTAGATGTTATGGAATGTCTGATAGAAATTATTATAATTCAGCTAAGGCATACTTTACAGAACCTAATGCAGATTTTAAGGTGGTGTGTACATTTGCCGGCTTTGATCATGAATATATAAGAATGAAAGCAAAACAATACTTTAGAAAGGAACAAAATGGCAGAACTAAGAGATGAACACTTTGAAGTGATAAGTAAGAACAAAGCAAAAGCATATGAAGAACAAAAATCAATGCGTAAAGAATTAATTGATTTCATAACTAATTGCAGTCAATTTAATATGCAAGAGTTACATTCAGAAATGCGAAGAATGAAGAGAGGCAATAATGGTTAGTTATGA